TCATCTCATAACCTCCAATAGCATCTCATTTTCAAAAATATTTCCAACAATTTCAATAATATCGTCATTTTCACTTAGTAATTCAGTTACATTGCTAAAAGTTATATAAAAGGCTCCTTCTTTAAACTCGATAAAACTTACTTCTCTCGAATAACAATCTTGAACAATATCCCCTTCATAAATCTCCACACCGTGCACATCTTTAAATCCTGTGTATTGTAATAGTTTTACTTCATTGAAACTTTTATAACCTGTTGAAATCAAAATGTACCCACTATTAAAATCGATTTCGTCAATAATACTCATAACTTTTTTATCTTTATCCCAAGCTTTAAATTTCAACATCATTCTACCAACTCCCCATCTTTCCAAATCAATGTCATCGTCATGTCATCGTTTAAGATATAGAATGCTTTAGTAGGAAAAATATTGTCGTCTTCAAAACGTTCGTTCAAACTGATACCTTTGTGTAATGCGGATTTATAGACTCCTTCTTGAATCTCATATACCTCTAACAACCTATCAAACTTAGTCTCTTCCGTTACTTCTTTTTCAATATCAACTATGAAGGGGATATCAATTGGAATAAAACTTGACGTCGAACACTTATTTGTATTTGGATGAAAACGAACGAATCCATCACTAAATCCTGTTGAAAAAAATATTTTTCCTTGTGATAGATCCGGATTTTCTCGCGCCCATTTAATTAATTCATCTAATCTCATTTCTTTTTTAACTTTGATTTTCATTGTTATATCTCCTCTTGAACAGTAAATTTATCGTTAATTGATACATATCCAGTCACATTACATAAGATGCTATCAACATGAAAAGTCACAAAACAGTTGCGCTCAACATCATTTGAATAGAATCTTTTATTACCTGATAACTTGGGGTTATCCCAAGCCCATTGGATAAGTTCAGGTAAATTCATTTCTTTTTCAATTTTGATTTTCATTGTTTCCATCTCCTCTAAAATAAAGTTAGTTGCTTCTGTTCCTCGTATTCCAAACCATGTTGCTTTATATATATTCCGAGCTCTTCCGCTGTATCAAATGTCTTTTTCACACCTTGCCAATCTGGTACGATATGCCCGTGAAAGTAATAAGTGCCGTTTACTACATGAATATGTGCCACTCGTTCGTTATCCTGATACAGATATCTCTTAAATCCAAAGAATTGATTTAGGTATTCTTTGCGTGCGTTATCTGTCATGATCTACTTCTTAACTTTCACGAATATGTCGTTTTCCAACAGGTAGCACGCATAACGTCCTCTTGGATGTTTCTGAGGTACATTAAACAAGTGTGGCTTCTTTCTTCTTAGCTCAGCCTCTCTCTTTCGCTTTCTTTCCAATTTGCGTTCGAGTCTAGCTTGTTCCAGTCTTTCTATTGTTTTCTTTTCTCTGTACTCGCTTAAACGCGTACCTTCTGGTGCGTCCATTGCTTCATGTAGTTCCCAACCGTCTTTTACTCTCTTAGAAACCATTCCAGCGGTTATACCGTGACTTTCTATTAATTCCATTTCAAATTTACTGAACCTATAAGGTTTATCGTTTATTGTTACAATTCTTGCTTTTCTCGCCATTTATTCCACCTCTTATATTTCTTCTATTCGTATGATTATTTTGGGCTCAATTCCATAACGCTTTGAGCTAGTTATTTCTGCAATTTGATTGTCATCTTTCCACAAATAATTGTTACAAGCGTCTAGAACTGTCTTCATCAAATTATCGATATCTGGTTTAGTTACTTTTAATTGTCCAATCGCTTGAGTTTTCTTTTTCTTCGACCATGATTTAGGTGGAGTAAAGTAAAACTCTAATTCAATTTTTAATGCATTTTCTAGATTTAGCTTTGGCATTTGATTTTGTAAATATTTTTTATGTTCTGTATATTTTGTAGGCATATATGTGTGTGCATATCTACCTTTTGTGCTAAAACGCGGTCGAGGCGAGCCCATAGGTGCCTCGAAAGTTTCGTTAAATTTAATTTCTATCTCCATGTAATCCCTCATATATATTCAAATAAGCTTGTTTGGTGTCCTAACTCCATTTGTTCATTATCAATAAGTGTTTTTAATTCATAATCATCTAAGTACCAACGTCGACCATTGAATTTTGTGTGTTTTAATCCAACAACTAAATGCCGTCCATCTTTAAAATGTGGTGTAACTGAAAACATTTTGTTGCCGTCATGATCAAATAGATAGTATTTATCAAATGCATCCATTTTCAATCACTCCCATTTGCTATTTAGACGCTTAATAAAAGCTTCTCTGTCTTTCTCAAGGTTTTCATCTACTTCCGGCGTTTTCGTTTCTCTCGTGCTGTCTGTGAGCCATTTGGGTGTTTTTTCTTTTGATTGTTTAACGAAAGGTTTATAATTTTGTTTTTTGCTTTCAAGTTGTTGCTTTTCAAATGCACGTACTTGTTCAATAGATTTCAAGTTTGCATTAAGCCATGTATTCAAAATGCTTTTAGCATATCCCCAAGTAACTTTATTTCTGTCTTTAGCGATTTTAAGTGATGCGGTAACTATTTGATCTGAATCATTTTCAAATGAATCAAGATAATAATTTAAATCGTCTAAATTGTAAGGAGTTATGAAACCGAATCCGTTATCTTGGAAGAAGTCGAAGGCGGTTACCTTCTTCTTCTCATTCTCACCATTCTTTACATTATCCCCATTCTTTACATTCTTGTTTGTGTTGATTTGTTGTTGATTTGTTGTCCATTTGTTGTCCATTTGTTGTTGATTTGTTGTTGATTTGTTGTCGTTTTTGCTGTCGGAATTTTCTTCCATACTTTGATAAATCGCCCAATTGACAACGGTTATAACAGAAAATTTGTTGTCGGACTTTACGACGATAGTTCCAAGGTTTTCTAAAAGCTTTATGTAGTCTCTTACTGTGGATTCTTTGAGACGTAACTCTTCGCTTGCTCGCTTTCTCCCGAACACAAATTGACCTTTTTCTAATTCAACAACTCGTCTGCCAACAAGCTGTGTATGATCCTTATGACTAGCCTTCATAAGACAATATGCAAATACTTTGAATAACTTTTCGTTCTGAAAAATAGGCGAATCTAATAGTTTTCTATGAAGTTTTATCCAACCAGTCATATACACACCTCACTTTCAAACCGGTTAAATCAGAATGGTAAATCATCATCATTTAGTTCAATCGGACCATTTGCATTCGCAAACGGATTATCTTTTACTGGTTTGTTATTTGAATATTGCGATTGTCCACGTGTTTGTTGTACTTGTTGTTGATATAAATCTTGTTGAGTGTCATTTGAGTTCTTCGGTTCTAAAAATTGAATACTATCGGCAACAACTTCCGTAACGTATACACGTTGACCTTCCTTATTTTCATAGTTCCGCGTTTGTAACCTACCATCTACGCCCGCCAACGATCCTTTAGATAGGTATTTATTAACGTTCTCTGCTTGTTTTTTAAATACGATGATATTAATAAAGTCTGCCTCGCGCTCTCCTTGTGCATTCGTAAATGTGCGGTTAACTGCTAATGTGAATGATGCTACATTTACACCACTTTGAGTGGTTCTTAATTCTGGGTCTCTAGTTAAACGACCAACTAATATTGTTCTGTTTAGCATTTATAAACCTCCAACATAAACGGGCGCGCCCGTCACTTTTTGTATTTCACTTTTAATGTATTTTGCATTTGAATTTTGACTACTTAAATGAATTAAATGTATTTCTTCGAGTCTAGTTAAATCATTTGCTTTTAACATTCCGATAGCATGTTCTAAGCTAAAATGAGACTCCATAATTCTGTTTGCTAATGTGCTGTGCACACTGCCGTTTTTTATGTTTTCCTGCATTTGTTCATAGATATAATTAACTTCTAACATCATGTGCGTAATGCCGTTAAATTTGTATTTCAAATACTTTGTATCAGTAACATACAGAACCTTATAACCTAATGTACTTTGTAATAAGAAAGCCACAGGCTCGTTAGCATCATGTTCGATGTCAAACGGTAGAATTGACCATGTGCCTATTCGCAGCTCTTGCTTTGCCTTAATCGTGCATAAGCGATGACTTTCAAAATTCATAGCTTGTTGTGTTCCAGCAGTCATATAGCTGATTACACCATTGTCGACAAACTGCTTTGTGTACTTTGCATGATCACCATGTTCGTGTGTGATAAGACACCCTGCTATATGTCTTGTTTTATATTTAAAATGCTTTTGAACACGTTCAAATTTTATACCTGCCTCAAGTAGTAACGTAGTACGTCCATCATTTAAGACGTAGCAGTTACCACTTGAACCAGTTGCTATTGTTTCAATTAAAATGGCTCTTCTTCGCTTTCTTTTTCTGTTGCAGGTTCTTTTATTTCTTCAAAGTCAGATACATCAATAGGCTTATCATTTTCTAATTCTGTGTATTGTGCTTCTTCAAGAACTGGTTGTTCAAAGTCCAATTGTTCTTGATTTGCATTTTCTTCAACTTCTGCGTCCAACACTTCTTTGCGTTGACGTTGTTCGGATTCTTGTGCGTATTTGAAAATATTGCTATCTGTTGATGTGTTGATATAACGTTTAGCAGCTCTATTGATAACTGTTTTTTTAGCCATTTCTTCTTTGAAATTATTATGTGTTTTAGAATTTTGTAATGCTTTTTCATCTTTAATCATTGATGACTGCATCCATGCTTGTTTAATTTGTTCAATAGTCATGACTTCAATATAGTTATCTCGTCCATCATTAAATACGATTGTGCAGTACGCACCGATAATGTTTTCTTTGTCGATGTTAAAGAAGTCTTGTTCGTGTTTAATCGCTTTGATACGTCCTGTTTCTCCCATTTCTTGCTTGAATGTATCGCCTTTATAAATCACTTGAGCAACAACATCTTGAGCACCTGCATCACGTTTTAACATCATTACATTACCGTGATAGCTACGTTGTAACTGCATTTTGTTGCCGTAAGGAATAAAGTAGCATTGATTTTTAGCTGGATTTAAACCTTGCGTTACCATGTCTAATAAGGCATTTGCTTTGCTTGTATCGTTACAACTCATTAATTTGTTATCTTGGCTGATTTGTAACCATGCTTGTTTCATGGCATTACTTGGTGAATAATCATTTGGCAATTCCAAATTGCCTTGTGACTCTAAAACTCTCACTTTGTTTAATACGTTGTCAGATACGTTCTTTTCTTGTACTAATTGTTGTTCAATAGTTTGTAATTTATTATTTTCAGTCATTTTATATAGTCTCCATTCTTAATTTTTTATCTTGTTCATTTACTATCAATTGAATTTGTTGTGATTCTGTTTTGATAAGCTCTGTTACTGATTCAGCATTATCAATAAATATTGGTGCTGTAACTTTAAAATGTTTTGACAGTGTATTGATGATATCTAAGCCAACATTAATTCTTGAGGCGTTATTTAAACCGCTGTCGTATTCGACGCCGTTAACCGTTGTGGAACATGTTTCTTCTAATTCGCCGTTAACTAAGGTATTGAATAACTTAAATTCAGCAATATCAAATTCGTTATTGATATTTTCAGTAAGCATTTTGACTTTTGTTGTTGTAAATTCTTTTAAGATATAAAGGTCATGTGAATACTTTTCTTTTTCATCCAATAATCTGTCTTCTTCATTTCTTAATTCAGAAATAACATCATCTAGATGTTTATTTGATTTTTCGATTGATCTTGACACTTCAATTTCTGATTTTTCTTGAGTAAGTTCGCTTATTTTGTCATCTATTCCTGAAACTTTATCTTGAATAGTTTTCCTGATGTTAGAGCGTTTTTGATTAATCTCATTTATCTCTAACATTACTGCTTTGTATTCGTCAGTTTGCGTAACGTCAACGTGAGTCGTTTTCAACTTATTAATTTTGTTTTGTATTCTTGCTGAACGCTCTTCTGCTTCGTTGATTTTAATTTGAAGATTATTATTGTCATCCTCTAACTTCTCGATGATTGGCTTTATTTTCTTGCCTTCTGAAATAATGTGATTGATAGATGTTTGTATTGTTTCTAATTCTTTCGATTTTTTTACATTGAATTTCTGTAAAGCTTTTTCTCTTGCCTCATTCACTTGTTCAGTTGGTAACTGTTGACCACAACAACTACATACATTGTCATCAAGATGTTCAAATTTTTGATTTTTAGATTTTTCTAAATCACTTTTTAGTCCTTTGTGATTTTCCAATAATTGATTACGTCTATTTTCTTCATGTGTGATTTGTTGTTTGTTTTGCTTTAATCTCGTTTTAAGGTTTGCTACCGTTCCATTTTCAACGTGTAATTCATTTGTTAAAGCATGGATTTTGTTCTCATTACTTGCGCTGTTATTGTCTTCTATGCGTTTCAATTCTGATTGTTTATCAGCTAATTGATTACGCAAATTAATTTCTTCCTTACCGTTTTGAATATCTATACGCTCATTTTCAAGTTGCTCAATTTCTTGTTTGATAATTGCGTATCTATCGTTATCGAATTCTGGTACATCCTGCTTATTTTGTTGTGTTTGGTTAATACGTATCGGAATATCTTTGATATCTTTGTTAATCTGTTTTATCTTGTCCGTAAGAATCTTTTTCTTTGTTTCAATTTCATGATCTCCAAGAATATTATTTAATTCTTTAAAATCATCATTTGTTTTAATGACATCCTCATCATTGATTGGTTTAGCAATTTCAAACAACAAACTTCTTCGCTTCTTCCAATCTAGTAAGTTAAATGCTTGAGGGTTCGTAATTAACTTGAATACATCTTCATCAATCAGTTCATCAATACGAGCTTTATAATCCTTTACTTTTATTGATTCATCATTGATATATTGTTTCTTCGTTCGACTTCGTGAGTATTCCTTGCGATTCGTTTTTTGATTTATTGTGTATTTAGGATGTGACTCTTTTTTAAAAGTCGTAATTTTTCCGTCGATTTCAAATTCTGCGAAAACAGTCGGAATTAACTCATAATTTTCTGCGTTTTTTTCGTTTAAAGGTACAGGGTTAAATGATTTGGTTGATCCGTCCAAACCTTTATCGAAAAGCAGCCATTGTAATGCGGTTGCTGTTATAGTCTTACCAGTCGCATTATTGCCGTATATTTTTGCATCTTTACCGTCAAAGTTAAATGTTACTTCTTTGATTCCAGCAAAGTTCGATATAGTTAACTTATTTATTTTCATATCTTTCCTCATGCTCCTTTTTTAATCTTCCGATGACCTCTTAGCACCTCGATAATTAAATTTTTTATTCGTTCATGGCTGTCTGGATTGATTTCATGTATCTGCACAAGCTTATTGTTTGTTTTGTAACTGTCGTGATAGTGCAGGAAATTAATCGATAAGTATCCGTGATGATTACGTTCAATTTCCAATAATGCTCGTTGGTTTGACAAAGTATATTCGTCGAATAACGTCTTAAAAATATTCAATATATTTCTTTCTGTGTCTCTCATGCTTATACCTACCATTTCATGACTAAGTTCATTAGTTTGTCCTGTTCATCTGTGTTATTTTCAATCCATTCATAAATACTTTGTTTCAAAATATCTAACGCTGTGTATAGATCGTTCTCGTCAGAAACTAGTATCCCGTCAATTGAATTCCCCTCATGATCTAAAACAACTATTTCGACGCTATATGCTCGTTTCTTAACTCTTAATCGAAAATCAAAGCCATCTACATTAATTATTTTTTGACATACGTCACCCGTTTTGTAATACATCATTCTCGTCCTCCTTGTTGTCAGCTAGACCTAAAAGTTTTTTTAATTTATACATTTCGATAACATTAGCGATATCGTGGTAATCATTTTCGTTATTCAATAAATTAGCAAGACCTACAATATCCCCAAGCGCACAATGTGACGATGATGTAGTATCTCCATTGCTAACCCCTACAGTTGAAAAAAGTAAAACGGCAAATTCAGTTTCTTTATTGATTTCATTCACTACTTCAAACAATTCTCCATTCTTTTCAGCCAATAAATCTCTTAATTCTTCCTGCATCATGTCTTTATAATTTTTAGTCATAGTTGACTTCCTCCGTTTTTCGTTTTATATTGAAAATGAATTAATTTTGTTAATCGTTTGTCACTGTTACTTGTTGGCGCAAGTAGCAGTTTTTTCATTCTTCATAAAAGTATTCCTTATAGAATATGAATGTTGCGATACTTGCGAATCCTGCGATTGACCATGCTGTAGTGAAGTACAGCAATGGCATAAGCACAATTGCTAAGACTGTGAAGCATAGTACTGCTACTAGGTAGCTTTTATAAATGTTACTCATTTTCTTTTTTCTCCTCTTTGGTTGTTTCATCGTTTATCAAACCTTGCATTTCCATTAATTTTTGAGGTATACCAGCTTTTAACTGGATTTCGTATAACATTTGTTGAATGTGTGGTGGCACTTCTACCATTCCTTTCGTGTATAATTTAGTTATCTCCTAGTGAAAGGAGGTGATAAGTATGGAATTTAATGATTTTCAAAATTTCTTTGGTGAACTTAGTAATCAAGCCGAAAAAGAATTCGGTGGTGACAGTGACTTTTTTAGAGATAGAATAAATAAGTTGAAAGAAGATGCTCCTGAAAACGTATCTTACGAAATTATTTATTCAATAGCTTTATACGAAAGCTTAAAAGCTCAACAAGATATGAAAATTTTGAATACAGTTAAATATCTTTTAGATCGTGACTAGCAATATCCAACAATGATTTGCTCTGAGCATTATTAATTTTTGGATAATCAAAATTTCTAAGTTTAAATCTTGTGTTTTTCTCAATCTTTACAACCTTCCACGTCACAACTGCCATTGTGATGAGGAGGGTTGTTTTGTATAGTGTGTTCATTGATAATTCCTCCTATTAAGATTTTTATTTTTCTCCTAAAAACTTATTAACAAAGTATTGTTGTCCTTTGCCTGTTACTTTTGGCGTCTTACTAATTGATGTGTGACCGTCCGAATGTGTGATTGATGTTTCTTTAATTTCGAATAACTCACGTTCCATTGAATACTGTGTAGGCATGTTATAATCCACACCCTTGCGTTTAATAAGGAATCCGTTTTGACGTAACCACTCAAACAATCTGCGTTGCCCGATGTTTATACCGTTTTGTTTAATGATCTTTGCTAACTCTCCAACTAAAATTGATGTCTTAGTAGTAGCTACTGCATCTGCAAATACAATTTTTGGTTTATCACGTTCAATCTTTGTTTCTAATTGATTGATTGTGTTGTTAGCAATTTTTAAAGCACGTTGCATAATCATTTCTGGACTGTTCCATGCTTTTTCAACTTGGATGAAATATTGTCTTGCACGTTTACCGGGTTCACTACGTTGAATCATTGCGATTTCTTTTGCAGTGTCTAGTGTTAGTGCGTGGTCTAAATAATTAATAGCGTTACCTTGAGCTGTTACTCTTTTTTGAGTAAGAGCTGTATAATCAATTTTTTCTTCAAAGCCATAATTAATCATTCTTTCAAACCAATCGTTATATCTTGTCTTAACTTCTAATGCTTGATGAAGTTCTCGACCGCTGATTGCGATTTCTCCATTTTCTTTTTCTTGTATGTTGAACATTTCGCCGATGTTCGATTTTGTTTGTAATGCTTGCATAATGTTTATGCTCCTTTCGTGTATAATTTATTTATCGCTACTGCGATGGTGGGTGGTGATAAGATTGAAAACTAACTATAACTTTAGTATCAATGTTAGAAATGCCGGTAAGTTTGAAGAAACACCATGTGAATTTGTAGATGGTAGCAAAGGTGTTCGATTAGCTTACGAAAATGGTTTGGTCGTAACAATCCACGTTAACGGCAATAATATTGATATACGTTCAAGTCACCTATTAATTTTGGTTGATGAAAACCCTTTAACTTTTGATGTTGATATGAATACAAAAAATCCTAAATAATTTTTTTACCATCAACAGTTAAAGACAATGTATTTTTATTTTGGAGATGTAAGAGGTCTATTGTCGTTAGTAATTCCTCTTCGCTCCATTTTTCTTTTTCTGCTAGTTCGATGATTTTTACTGCTATTTCATGAATCTTTTTTAAGTCTTGCATTTGTTTTCCTCCTATTAAGATGTTTGTTTTTGTTCTGTTGACATTTCGGAAACTCTATAAGTAAAAAAAATACCGCACTTATCTTGTGGCAATTCTAAAACTTCAATTACTTTTGCTAAATCGTCAACATTAATTCTAATGTGTCCGTTTTCTTTTTTTGAATAAGTTCCTGGTGTCATTCCTAATTTTTTTGCCATATCAGAAATCGAAATGCCTTTAGCAATGCGTTCAGCTTTCATTCTTTTGACGTTGAACTCATACATTTGCTCACCTCCGTTTTTTGAAGTTAACTCAATATTAAACTCAAGTTTCCTAATTGTCAACAAAAATCTCGAAAAATATTTTTTACTCTTTTAAAATGCTAGTTGTTTCCTATATGGAAAAGTGTTATTATACTATTATAAATAAAACGGAGGTAAATTTGAAATGAGAACTTCAGCAGAAATAGGTAAATTAATCAAACAACTACGAAAAGAGAATAATGTGAATTTAACTGATTTTGCAACTAAGATAGGTGTCAATAAATCTACCTTATCCCGATATGAAAACGGTAGCAGAAAAATACCTATGGAGGATATAGCTGAAATTGCCAATGCATTGAAAGTTACCCCAGAATATTTACTATTAAAAAATAGACAAACAGAAAACGAAGTACAACATCGAGCAGCTCACCTTGAAGGAGAATTGACAGATGATGAATGGCAAAGAGTTTTAGATTATGCAGATTATATAAGAAGTAAACGTAAGTAAAGGATGTATCAGATGGGATTATATGAAGAAACTTTAATACAACATGATTATATTGAAGTAAGAGAGGCTGATGTACTTCCAGATAATTTAGACGGGGTATGGTTAGGAGATCTAATTTTAATAAAGCGTGGTTTATCAGATACAGAAAAGGCAGGAATTCTCTTCGAAGAATTAGCACATAATAAACTTACATACGGTGATATAGCTGATTACTCGAAATTCAACAATCGCAAGTTCGAAAATTATGCACGTAGACATGGTTTTACTTCAGCTGTACCGATACGTGAAATTGTAGAAGCTTACAATTATGGCGTACGTAACTTGTATGAGTTGTCTGAGTATCTACAATTAAGCGAAGAATACATATTGGAGGCAATAGAACAATATAAGAAGATATACGGTATTGGAACTCACTATGGCGAGTATTCGATTACATTTGAGCCGTTGAGAGTTTTTAAATATAAAGAAATATGAGAAAAGGAGTCGTATAAAAGATGAATCAAGTTCCTAATGATAAGTTAACAGTTAAAGAGTCTTGGACTGCCGGAGAAATATCATATTCAAAAGAAACAGTAGATAAAATTGAAAATAGTATAAAAATTAGATTTCTTAGTTAAATCGCTTGAACTACACTCTCTTTGATGGTATATTACATATATACAAAACAAGCCGCTGAAATATTTGCGGCAAGCTTCAAATTAGACAAGTCGCTGAAATATTTGCGACATGAGAGGGTGCATCTGCGCTCTCTCTTTTTTTATACAATTTTCACGGGTAGCCCGCCTACCCTTATTATTTTTTGCCAATTTTGAGGAGGGAGCACATGAAAGTAGCAATTTATACTAGAGTGAGTACACTTGAACAAAAAGAAAAAGGACACTCTATCGAAGAACAAGAAAGAAAATTAAGAGCTTACAGCGACATAAACGACTGGAAAATTCATAAAGTATATACTGACGCTGGATACTCCGGAGCTAAAAAAGACAGACCCGCTTTACAAGAAATGTTGAATGAAATAGATAATTTTGATTTGGTTTTAGTCTATAAACTAGATCGATTAACTCGAAGTGTTAAAGACTTACTAGAGATACTAGAATTGTTTGAGAATAAAAACGTGTTGTTTAGGAGCGCAACAGAAGTATATGACACAACTTCTGCTATGGGACGTTTGTTCGTAACATTAGTAGGTGCTATGGCAGAGTGGGAGCGTACTACAATTCAAGAGCGTACTGCAATGGGTCGACGCGCATCAGCTAGAAAAGGGTTAGCTAAAACTGTCCCTCCTTTCTATTACGACAGAGTAAACGATAAATTTGTGCCTAATGAATATAAAAAAGTATTACGATTTGCAGTAGAAGAAGCGAAAAAAGGTACTAGTTTAAGAGAAATAACTATAAAATTGAACAACTCTAAATACAAAGCACCCTTAGGTAAAAACTGGCACAGATCAGTTATAGGCAATGCTCTAACGAGTCCGGTAGCTAGAGGTCATCTTGTTTTCGGTGACATATTCGTCGAAAACACCCACGAAGCTATTATAAGTGAAGAAGAATACGAAGAAATAAAATTAAGGATAAGTGAAAAAACTAACTCTACAATCGTAAAACATAACGCTATTTTCAGAAGTAAACTATTATGTCCAAACTGTAACCAGAAATTGACTTTAAACACAGTCAAGCATACGCCTAAAAATAAAGAAGTTTGGTATTCTAAACTATACTTTTGTTCTAACTGCAAAAATACTAAAAATAAAAATGCATGTAACATCGACGAAGGCGAGGTTTTAAAACAATTTTACAATTATCTAAAACAATTTGATTTAACATCATATAAAATCGAAAACCAACCTAAAGAAATAGAAGATGTCGGCATCGATATTGAAAAGTTGCGAAAAGAACGCGCTAGATGTCAAACACTTTTTATAGAAGGTATGATGGATAAGGATGAAGCTTTTCCAATAATAAGTCGTATTGACAAAGAAATACATGAGTATGAAAAGCGCAAGGATAATGATAAGGGTAAGACTTTTAACTATGAGAAGATTAAAAATTTCAAGTATTCATTGCTAAACGGCTGGGAATTAATGGAAGATGAGTTAAAAACTGAATTCATAAAGATGGCAATCAAAAACATTCATTTTGAATATGTAAAAGGAATTAAAGGGAAGCGCCAGAACTCATTGAAGATTACGGGTATAGAGTTTTATTAA